CGCTCAGCTATAGCCTTAACTGGTTTTACTCCCTCATACTCCTTACCAAGTTCCCATTTCCTCGACGCCATCCAAATGCCAGCCTCGCGACTCATCTTCTTATCAACGAGATCGCGGGAAACGGTGACAAACTCCTGCGAACCCATAACTATGTTATGCGGACAATGAGCAGCAGGAAGCCTGTCGAGCTTCATCTGGTGGAGAACGTCATCCCTCCACAACAACCTACCACACCGGTACTTGGTGAATGCCCTTCTCATGAGGCGGCCGCGAAAACCCATGTCTGACAGAACACAATTCCATTTGAGAATGGTATGTTCATGCCAGCGAATGAACTCCAAGGAGTTCTTCAACCATGAATCACGCGGCCCAACTCTTGAAAAGAGGAGGGCGACATCACCAAGGTTACCCGGGTGACCACACTCCCGAAGCATACCAAGACGAAGGGTTTTAACGACGGTTAGAGAACCGCCGACCCAACGGACAAGAGTAGAGTTGAGAGTTCCAAACTCTCTACTCACTGACGTCTTGGTCTTTTCGACTTCGAGGCCCAAGCCTTCGACAACCGACATCCAGATTTCGCTGAACTTAGCGCTTGACTGAAACAAGATGTCATCTCCATTGATTAGCACAGGAATGTCCGACAGACCACACGACCTTTCAGCGTACCGAAAGGCAATGTAGTTTTGAAGGCAGAGAAGTGGGAAGCAAAGATAGCTACCCATCATCTGGCCACGCGTCGGGACAAAGTGCTCCTTCAGGCCATCATCACCCTCGTAAGAAAGATTAGGGCGCTGTGCAGCGACCGCATATCTAAAAACGGGGGCGGGAACGTGTTTGGACCGAGTCCAAGCCACGTCAAGGATGGCCTCGGCAACCTCAATGGAGAGATTGTCAGAGGCGGACTTATAGTCACCACTGGTGAGAGGTTCCTCACTCGACTTGCCATAGTCGAATCCAGCCTTCCCCAATTTTTCAGCTGAAACATCGCCTCGTAACAGCCACGGTTGCTTCGATAAGGTATCGTAAAGAAGCCCGTGGAGCGGACGAAGGGATGCAGCCTCGGCACCGAACCGCGTTAAGGCGCGGGGTTTGCCGGAAGAATTGACTAGGAGAAGTTCACCCTCTAAAGAACCCGGTTGGGGCTTGACGAGGGACTCCTGCCACGCGAGTTGACCGGCGGTAGCTAATGTTGCAAGCTGACCACCGAGTTTACGAGACGTGCCGATGCAGGAGCCTAAAGAAGGTGAGAAGGATTGGACCTTGC